ATGAGAGATATTCAGGTGGCATTAGAACGGTGGGGTAACTGGGCGGCAACAGGTGAGAATAATCTCGGTTATCCGCATATTGCGGCGGGATTTAAGGGACTTATCAGCGGCGGTAATTCAGGTCGCCTGTTATGTACCGATACAGACGGCCTGATGATCGACAATGCTATCGCAAAATTAAAAACGGTCCGTAAAGATGAGGAATATGACCTGGTCATTGCGCATTATATGTACCGTATATCCAAACGGGCGATTGCCCGCAAACAAAAAATCAGTGAGGGCCGGGTCCGCCAGATGATGCAGGTCGCGGAAGGATTTGTGGATGGTTATCTTTACGCCGCCGGTGCTGCTCTGGATATGGATCATGAAATAAGTCATGTCAGGCCGTCTTTATGCAACTAAAATAAACAGAATCATTTTCCGGCCCCGCAAATGCGGGGTTTTTTATTTTTAATAATACCTGACAGGGGATCCGGAGGTGATAAAAAAAGAATAGTGCGCTACGCAAAAACAGTGATAATGTGATAAAAATGGTTAATAAAATGGATAATCAGGAATATCAGAGATGAGTTTCTCCGGTATTTTTTTATCTTTTTTCAGAGACTGTTTTTATAAGCGAAAGCCTGTTCCGGACGCAGAAAAAAAGAATTAGCGCGCTACGCAATAACAGTGCTAATGTGATAAAACTGGTTAACACATTGATTAGCCATAATATCAGAACCCCGCATTATGCGGGGTTTTCTGTTTCTGTCACACCCGTTAAATGTCGCCATACGGCGGCTTTTTTTATTTCAGTTTTCCCTATCGGGAAAAACAACTGTAACTGTTAATTATCTGGAGAAAATTATGGCCGGAGAAAAAATCTCACCGGAATACGCAATGTTACCTGCGGGCACTATCGTTAAATTTGGTGATATCGGTGATACCACGGAAAAAATGAAGCAACTGGTAAACTGTAAAGCACTCGGTGCTACCGGTCTTACCGGCGGTTTTATCGATGTGACCACACTCATTGATACCAATAAACAGTCGATTTCGGATTTACCGGAAGGCCCGGAAAAATCACTCGGTTTTATTGATGACCCGGCAAATGAAAACTTTGCCGCATTCCTGAATGCTGCCGAAAAACGCGAAACCAAGCAGTTTTATTTCGCACTGCCTAACGGCCGGACAGCAACTATGATCCTGGCGTTATCAGGCTGGGAAATGAATGAAATCAGCGCCCCTGCCGGGGAAGTTATTCAGATCACGGTGAAAGGTAAGCAGAATAATATTGTCTGGGGTACCACCACCGTCTCTCCTGAAGGGGGCAAATAATAATGAGCCTGAAATCAGCATTATTAAAGCCGGATATGCATGTTGAAAAACGCACATTATTCGGTGCTGAAGTCAATCTTATCCGCCTGACCGTCGGCCAGCTTGATCATTATGACCGCGAAGTCCGGGCTGCAACCGAAGCCGGTGATTTTGGCCGGGTATCTGTCGCCGGGGCGAATCTGATTTTATCGGCCATTTGTGATGAAAACGGTAAGCCGCTGAAAACCGCGGATTTACCGACAGCAAAACAGCTGATTGATGCACACAGTAATGCGGCATTTTTAACCGCCATGAAAACATTGCAGCAATATTGCTACGGTACAGTGGAAGACGCCAAAAAAAACTGACGGACTCACCCCGCCTGTATCAGCTGTTTCAGTTGGCTGACCGGTGGGGTGAGCCGGATCCGAGAAAACTGGCAGAATTGCCCGCCGATATTATTAATCACTGGCGGGCTTTTTTTATGCTTGAAGAAGATGCGGCAGGCGTTAATCACGGGACAGGTACTGCTCCGGCAGTACCTTCCGGTATTGATAGCCAATGCAATGATGTGATGAGGATCTTAAATGGCTGACATTGAAACTCTGGCGGCTGCATTACATCGCAATGCAGCCTCCTTTAAGGCGGACATGGCGGAGGCGTACAGCAGTGCATCCGCAGACTCGCTGAAGTTCGCACAGTCTGCCGGTGCGGATGCGGCTGGTACTGCAAATAAGCTGGCGCTGGTCTCTGATGAGGCAAAACGTGCCGGTAATCATCTGGCGCAGGCAGGTGCCGGATTCAGTCAGTTCGCTATCCCGCTGACAACGTTACTGAACAGTCTGAATACCGGCGGGTCATTGACGTTCTCTGCACTGATCCCGGCGCTGGGACAGGCGCTGAATGAAACCGGTAAATTAAGTGCTGAGATTGATAATAAGCGCGCGAAGGATATAGCGGCGGCGGAAAGTGCCCTCCGGATGGCTCAGGCTCAGGTACGGCAGGCAGAGAGTGCAAAACAGGCGGCTCAGTCACAGATCCGGCTGGCCGGTAATATGCGGGATGAGGCCGTTGCCCGCCGTGAGCAGGCGTTGGCGCTGGATGCGTATTATGCGAAAAAAGCCGCGCTCAGTAAGCAGGACGGCACCGATGTTTCTTATGCAAAAGAACACGCAAGAAATGCGGCTGTAATCAGACGTGCCAATATTGCGGAAACAAATGCGAAGTTACAAATCGCAAATGCGTCCCGGAGCCTGGCGGATGCTGAACGCAGTGAAATCACAGGAAAACAAAACCTGGCGACGGCGACCACCAGGGTGGCTGACGAAAACAAAAAACTGAGTGTTTCACAGCGGCTGACCGCTCAGGCGGGTGGTCTCCTTAAAAGTACGTGGGGTATGCTCGGTGGTCTGCCGGGCGTGGGTCTGATGCTGGCGGCTGACGGAATTTCTTACCTGTATTCGCAGTATAAACAGGCGGAAGAACGGCAAAACGCCTTTACACAGGCGATACAGCAGGGCGGCGCGGGGATCAGTAACTCCGTTTATCAGCTTAATGCTCTGACAAATCATCTCGGCGGAACGGCTGAGGCGTATAAAACAGTAGCAACCGCAGCGGGGGCGGGTTTTTCCGGCACAATGTTGCGGGATATATCTGAGTTTGGTGTGCAGCTGGAAAAATCCGGCGGCAGTGCGGATTATATGATCTCAAAACTGGCATCCATTAATGAACAGCCGTTACAGAGTCTGCGGCAGCTTATTAATGAAGGGTTGGCATTTGATGAGAACACCATAAGCCGGATCGCCCTGCTGGAGCGTCAGGGGGATGTGGAAGAGGCAAAGGAACTGGCCCGTCAGAGTGCGCTGGATGCCACTAAAAAACTGCATGAAGAACAGACCCGGATTAATACTGTTCACGAGAAAGGCGTTAAAGAGATTGAGGATCGCTATGCGTCCCTGAATCAGAATGCGAGGGATTTTTCAGTCAGCACCGGTATTGCCAGAATTCAGGCATCCAATATGGAAAAACTGATGTGGCAAATCGGCACCACAATACAAAATGCAGCACTGGAAAAGCAGCAAAAAGAGCAGATAAAAGATACCCGTGAACAGTTGGATGTTGAGCTGAAATTAAACTCAGCACATCAGGCCGGCAGGGACAGAAATGCGGAAAAACAGCAACTGCAGAATGTTGCCCGTGAACAGCTGAAATCCGGGCAGATGGATGCCGCGCAGTTTGAACAGACGATGAAGGGGCTTGATACCCTTTACGGTTCATCTGTGCAAAAAACACCCGGCAGCCGTGGCAGTGTTATACCGGAGGGACAGCGCCGGACACAGCAGCTGATGGAGCAGACGGCTGTACTCAGGGCACAACTGGCCGAAAACGAAAAACTGACGGAATCAGAAAATAAATTAATCGCATTTGACCGCGAATTGCTGGATTTATCCGGTAAGAAAAATGATGCCGGTAAACGAAGTGTTCAGGAGAATGCGGCGGCAATCCGTTCAGTACTGGAAACGAATGCGGCGCTTGAGCGGGAAATCGCGCTCAAAAAATTAAGCAGACAATATGATGAACAAAATCGTGATCTGAAATCCCGGACTGCGACCATGCAGCAGGAGGCGGATAATCAGAGATTACAGGGCACGATGTCGCCGATCAATTTTGAACTGATGCAGAAAGAGCAGCAAATAGCCGAGGATTTCGGCCGGCGCCGCTATGAACTGGATAAAAATGTCACGGATAAAACATCGGATCTGTATATCGCGCAAACAACGCTCTTCAATGAAGAGCAGGAAAAACAACTCAGCATTGTGCGGCAGACTGCCGGTGAAAAAGCCCTTAAGGAAGAGAGCTGGCAGGAAGGTTTAAAACAGGGTTGGAAAGATTTCACTGCGGACAGCGGCAGTGCATTTGAAATGATGCGCGGCGTATCTGCCAGGGCATTAAGCAGCACTTCTGCATTATTTTCTGATTTCCTGTTAACCGGGCGTGCCGGTTTCGCCGATTTTACCCGGTCGATCCTGACCGATATTGCGAAAATGATCATTCAGATGATGATTTTCAACAGTATTAAAGGCGCACTCGGCGGGACGTGGCTTGGTAATTTGATAGGGATTGAACCGAACGCAGCGGGAGGTGTTTACAGCTCTGCGGGACTGAGTTCATACAGTAACAGCATTGTCAGTTCACCGGTGTTTTTTCCGGTCAGTAACAGCGGTACACCCACGGTCGGGCTGATGGGGGAAGCGGGTGATGAAGCTATCATGCCGCTGAAGCGCGGACCTGACGGCAACCTGGGTGTCAGAGCCTTCGGCGGCCGGGCTGCGGCTCCCGGAATCGCCGGTGCGGCGGCGCCCGTGGTGTATATCACCGTGTCGTCAGAGGGGAGCCCGCAGACACAGGCGACCGGCGGATATGAGCAGTTCGGCAGAGAAGTCGGGCAGTTTGTTGATCAGCGTTACCGCTCACTGGTGGCATCGGATTTACGTCCCGGCGGGGCAATCTGGAATGTGGCGAAGGGGGGAAGATGATCGAAGCATTCACATGGAGCCCGCGGCTCAGCCCGCAGGGTGAAATATTATTCAGAACCCGGAAAGCAAAATTCGGGGATGGTTATGAACAAATAAGCGGAGACGGTATTAACCCGCGCAGTCAGAAGTGGTCACTGAATTTTACCGGGACAGAAAGTTATATCCGGCCAATCCGCGATTTTATTGACCGGCACGGCGGGATCCGTGCATTTCAGTGGAAACCGCCTCTGGAAGATACCGGGTTGTATCGCTGTGATGATCCGAAACTGACCCCGCTCGGCGGCGGCAATTATTCACTCTCTCTCACTTTTACCCAGGCATTTAAACCATGATCACAAATGACTACCAGAAGCCGGAACCGGGTAATGCCGTCCGGCTTTTTGAGGTTGATGGCACGGAGTTCGGTGCGCCGGATGTTTTGCGGTTCCATGCATACAATATCCAGCACACAGAGGCTGAAATTACTGCCGCTGGTGGAGATCCGGAAAAATTACCGGCGAAATCCATCTGGTGGCAGGGTAATGAATACCGTGCCTGGCCGGTACAGATTGACGGAATTGAGGCATCGACAACCGGCTCCGGCGCACAGCCGAAATTATCGGTAGCGAATCTCGACGGCTCAATTACAGCATTGTGCCTGTCTTATGACGATATGCTGAAAGCGAAAGTCACGATACACGATACGCTGGCTCACTACCTGGACGCGGCGAATTTTCCGGACGGTAACCCGGCGGCGGATCCGACCCAGGAAAAAATCACTGCTTTTTATATCGACAGCAAATCTTCGGAAACCAATGAGGTTATTGAGTTTGAATTAGCCAGTCCGATGGATTTGCAGGGCGTGCAAATCCCGACCCGGCAACTGCACTCAATGTGTTCCTGGTGCATACGCGGCAAATATAAATCCGGTGACGGCTGTGATTATGCCGGTCAGAACGGGCATTTCGATAAGCACGGCAATCGTGTGGATGATCCGGCACAGGATCAGTGCAGCGGCATGCTGAACACTGGCTGCTTCCCCCGCTTCGGCAAAAACAATCCGATCCCGTTCGGCGGCTTTCCCGGAACATCATTACTGAGGAAATAGGGATGCGCAAAAACATTCAGGCAGCCATTTTTTCACATGCCGAACGTGAGCACCCCCGCGAGTGCTGTGGGGTAATCGCTCAAAAGTCCCGTGTAGTGAAATACTTTCCCTGCCGCAATATCGCTGAGACACCGGAGGAGCATTTTGTATTATCGCCGGAGGATTTCGCTGCCGCTGAGGACTGGGGGACGGTGACCGGCATTGTTCACAGCCACCCGGATGCCACTACCCAGCCGTCAGAACTGGATAAAGCACAGTGCGATGTACTTGGTGTGCCGTGGTATATCGTCAGCTGGCCGGAGGGTGATCTGCGGACGGTTCAGCCGCGCGGTGAATTGCCATTACTAGGTCGGCCGTTTGTGCTCGGGTTTACAGATTGCTGGGGGCTGGTCATGAGCTGGTTCCGGCAGGAGCGCGGCATTGAATTACCCGATTACCGGGTGGACTATCCCTGGTGGGAGCAGGGCGAAAACCGGTATACAGATAACTGGCAGGAGGCGGGATTTATTCAGGTCGATGATCCGCAGCCAGGCGACTTGATTGTGATGCAGGTGCAGGCACCGGTCGCCAATCATGCCGGTATTCTGCTGGATGATAATATGCTGATTCATCATTTATACGGACACCTGAGTCAGCGGGTGCCGTATGGTGGTTACTGGCGTGAGCGCACAGTTATGATCCTCAGACATAAATTACACATGACAACGTGACTTGCCGCTATTACCCTGAATGACAGTTGTTTATTAATGTGTATAGGGGTGGATAGTGAAGAAAATTATAATGCTGCTATTTGTTTTTATTGTTACTGGATGCGAAGGAATGGAAGAACTTCGCCAGCGGCCGGCAGATAAAAAATTTGAGTCAAATAAACCAACTCAAGAAGTGGCAAACTGTATTCTCTATAGATGGCAAGAAAAAAGCCAAACATACGGAAGCGTGTTTATCCAGCCTGCAAAAGATGGATGGTCTGTTTATTCAGCGGGACAACTTGAATTAGTAGATGTTATCAGCTCAGGAAATAAAACAAATATTAGTCTTTATCATCAAGGTGGAATGTTTAAATACAGAATAGATAATAGAATAAATTCTATAAACTCATGTATTTGAGACTAATTAAACAAATTTACCCCGCTCCGGCGGGTTTTTTTACGGGTGAAATATGTCACAGGAAATAATGGCAAAAATAGAGCTCGGCGGTGTGCTGGGCAAAACGTTTGGTAAAACCCACCAGCGCCTGATCTGTACGACATCTGAAGCGGTTCGCGCGCTGTGCTGTACTATCCCCGGGTTTGAGCGTTACATGAATACCAGCAAATCGCGCGGCTTAACCTACGCGGTATTTCGCGGGAAAAAGAATATCGGGGTGGATGACCTGGGTTTTCCGGCAACTGATGATGTTATCCGGATTGTGCCGGTGGTGATCGGCAGCAAGCGCGGCGGGTTATTTCAGACCATTTTTGGTGCGGTGCTGGTGGCCGCTGCAGGCCTTATGACTCCCGGTGGCATAATTGCAGCCTTTAGCGCCGGTGGTATGGCTGGCTTTATGGCCACAACCGGTGCGGCCATGATGCTGGGCGGTATTATCCAGATGCTGTCCCCGCAACCAAACGGGCTTGCCATGAAAGACCAGGGCGAAAATAAACCGTCCTATGCGTTCGGCGCGCCGACGAATACTGTTTCCCAGGGCTACCCGGTACCGATCGGTTACGGTAAGCGCCGCATCGGCGGGGCCGTTATCTCTGCCGGTATTTACGTCGAAGATCAGCAGTAATCCTTTCTCAGTTTTTCAGCAGGAAATTCATAATGACACAAATCACAGGCCGCAAAGGCGGCGGTGGCAGCCCGCGCACGCCCGTTGAACAGCCGGACGACTTACAGTCTGTTGCCAAAGCCAAATTGCTGATCGCCCTAGGTGAAGGGGAATTTGCCGGTGAACTGACCGGGAAGAATATCTTTCTGGACGGTACGCCGCTGCTGAACGCTGACGGGTCGGAAAACTTTCCCGGCGTGGTATGGGAATACCGTCCCGGCACCCAGGCACAAACCTATATTCAGGGGATGCCGGCGGCAGAAAATGAAATCACCATCGGTACCACGGTACAAAGCAGTACACCGTGGGCACATGCATTCACCAATCCGCAATTATCTGCTGTCCGCGTCCGCCTGAAATGGCCGTCCCTGTTCCGCCAGGAGGATAACGGGGATATGGTCGGTAACGAGGTGGCATACGCCATTGATTTACAGACTGACGGCGGCACCCGGAAAACCGTTGTGGACGGACGTGTAAAGGGCAAAACAACTTCCGGTTATGAGCGTACCCACCGCATTGATCTGCCGCAGTCGGCCACATCCTGGACACTGCGGGTGCGTAAAATCACTGAAGATGCCAACAGCGCCAAAATTGGTGACACTCTGGTGCTGCAGAGTTACACCGAGGTGATCGATGCCAAACTGACCTATCCGCACACTGCGCTGCTGTATATTGAGTTTGATTCAAAGCAGTTTAACGGTTCGATCCCGCAGGTCACCTGTGAGCCGAAGATGCGGGTTATCCGTATACCGTCGAACTATGATCCTGAACACCGGACGTATTCCGGCACCTGGGACGGTTCGTTTAAGTGGGCGTGGACAAATAACCCCGCCTGGGTCTTTTACGATATCGTGATTTCCGATCGCTTCGGCCTCGGCGACCGCATCAAAATGCAGAATATCGATAAATGGGAACTGTACCGCGTTGCGCAGTATTGTGACCAGCCGGTACCGGACGGCAAGGGCGGCAGCGGCACTGAGCCGCGCTATATCTGTGATGTGTATGTGCAGGATCGCAATGAAGCCTATACCGTACTGCGTGACTTTGCCGCCATCTTCCGGGGTATGACCTACTGGGGCGGCAATCAGATTATCACCCTGGCGGATATGCCGCGTGACATTGATTACAGCTACACCAAAGCCAACGTACTGGACGGGCGTTTCACCTATTCCGGCAGCAGCAGTAAGGCCCGTTATTCCTCTGCGCTGGTGTCGTATTCAGATCCGCTGAACGGCTATGCCGATGCGATGGAGCCGGTCTTCGAAAATGAGCTGGTTTACCGGTTCGGTTTTAATCAACTGGAAATGACCGCTATCGGCTGTACCCGCCAGTCAGAGGCCAACCGCAAAGGCCGCTGGGGCATCCTCACCAACAACAAAGACCGCGTAGTGACATTCGGTGTGGGGCTGGACGGCAATATCCCGCAGCCGGGCTACATTATTGCAGTGGCGGATGAAAACCTGTCCGGGAAAGTCACCGGCGGCCGCGTCAGTGCGGTGAATGGCCGGAGTATCACACTCGACCGCAAACCGGATGCCGCGCCGGGTGACCGGCTGATGCTGAACCTGCCGTCCGGCAAATCACAGGCCCGCACCATTCAGATGGTCACGGATAACGTGATCACTGTTACCACGGAATACAGCGAAACGCCGGAAACGGAATGTGTCTGGGTAACGGAATCAGATGAGCTGTACGCCCAGCAGTACCGGGTGGTGAGTGTGACTGAGAATGATGACGGCACGTTCACGATATCGGCGGCCATGCATGATCCGGACAAATACGACCGGATAGACACCGGTGCGGTACTCGATGAGCGTCCGGTCAGTGTTGTTCCGCCCGGCAACCAGTTCCCGCCGAAAGATATCACCATCAGCTCTTATTCTGTGGTGAATCAGGGGATCAGCATTGAAACCATGCAGGTAACCTGGTCACCGGCAGAGAATGCCATTGCCTATGAGGCGCAGTGGCGGCGTGATGACGGTAACTGGATCAATGTGCCGCGTAATGCCACCACTTCATTTGACGTGCCCGGGGTCTATTCAGGCCGCTATCTGGTGCGGGTCAGGGCGATAAATGCAGCGGAAATCTCCAGCGGATGGGGGTATTCAGAGGAAACCCGGCTGACCGGCAAGGCGGGGGATCCGCCGGTGCCGGTGGGTTTTGCCGCTACCGGTATTAACTGGGGGATAGCACTTCACTGGGGATTTCCGTCCGGTACCGGAGACACACTGAAAACGGAGATCCAGTATACCGCGAACACGGATTACCATGACCCGCTGCTGTTGTCTGATGTTCCTTATCCGATGTCAGAATATACCCAGCTCGGCCTTAAGGCCGGACAGTCATTTTTTTACCGCGCACGGTTGGTGGACAAAACCGGTAATCAGGGGGGCTGGACTGACTGGATACACGGACAGCCAAACAGTGATGCGTCGGATTATCTGAATGATATTGCGGATGAATTTATGAGTGCTGAGGACGGCCACAATCTGACCAGTGAGATTGATATGAATACAGAGGCCATTATCAGTAATGCGCTGGCTGATGATGCCAATGTTCGTGCCTGGCACAGGGAATCCGGCGCGGCCCGGGCTGATATTCTGGAAACCCGGAAGATTATTGCTGATGAGGATAAGGCTCTGGCCGAATACAAGCAGGTGGTGGCCGCCAGGTTTGAGGAAAACGAGGCCGCCATTGAGAACCGGTCTTTTGCCGAATTCGACAGTAACGGCAACGGCAGTGCAATTTTCAGTGTCAGGGCCGGTGTGAACCATAAGGGGCAGTATTACGATGCCGGAATGACGGTCGGTGTGACAGTCAGTGGCACGAAAGTCTCTTCCCGCATCGGTTTTTCTGCCGACCAGTTTGTCCTTCTGAATAAAAGTAATGACTCGTGGTCCAGTCCGTTCTCGGTATACGGGGGACAGGTCTTTATAAACAGTGCACTGATACAGGATGCCTCTATTACCAGCGCCAAAATAAGCGGGGCGATTCAGTCTGATAACTTTGTATCAGGCAAAACGGGCTGGCGGCTGGATAAAAACGGCACCTTTGAGATGAACGGGTCATTCGGCGGGCAGAGCCGGGTGCAGATAACCAACGCCGGGATGTCAGTCTGGGATGAGGCGGGGATTCTTCGCACGAAACTCGGGAGGCTGTGAGATGGATTACGGACTGAGGACATGGGACGTACAGGGTCGTCCTGAGATAGAGGTAACATCCCGTATTCTGAAAATACTGGGGGCGGCGGACACAGGGAAAAAAGACGGTTCCTTAACTGACGGAAGGCTTTCCGGCGGGCGTCCGTTTTATCTTTGTGCTGTTACCGGCACACTGCCGGTACAGGTTTGGTTTTCCGGTATCACGATGTACTGGAAGTACCGGTCTGACTGGAACGGCTATACAACTGCCGGTAAACCCGGCAGTACTGACATTATTCTTTACGGGGTTTACTGATGAGCCAATACGGACTGAGTGTGACGAATGCAGACGGAAAAGGTATGCAGATTGACAGTGAGTCTCCGGGAGCGGCTCTTTACGTGATTTACACCCTGCCGCTGACCCGCCATGTTTACGGTGGTACGGCGTACTGCGCCACCACTCTGGTTATTCCTTTTTCGGATGCCATTGTGGCGTACAAAGGCGGTATTCCTGTTTTTTATGATCGTTCAACGGGACAGTTATTTGCCCCGCCTGAATATCACGGGCAGTCGGTGACGGTGTATTGTTTTAAGGTGAACCGGTTTACGTATCCCTATTCCCAGTACGGCATGGTTATCTGTGATGCATCGGGAAAAACAACCTTCAGTACCGCGCACCGTCCATTACTGATTAAAGATGTGATCACCTCACCAGCTATGAAACCGGGAAAATTTGAACCTCCCCTGATATATAACCTCCCCACAGGCTGCGGAGTTATATTGGAACCCCGTTTTTTTGCCGGGCCATGGGGGGCGTATGACTGGGGAGTCTTCGCGGTCATGATGTCTGTCAACGGCAGTCAGCTGACCCTTTCCAACTATTTTGCCGGATGGCTGACAGAGAGCCACCCGAAAGAAGTACAGGGCTGGAATAACAATCAGCCGTTGCCGCTGGTTATTGTCGGCCTGCAATATTACTGAGGAGGGAATTATGTGGTACAGAGAAGGAACGGTATCGGTTGACGGAACGGCCGTTAAGGGCAGCGGGACCCGGTGGATGAGCAGCCGCCACAGTATCGGGCCGGGCCAGATGTTTATTATCCCGGGGCTGTCCCGGCTGTCAGAAATAAAACGGGTGGTCAGTGATACCGAACTGATCATTGCTGACAGCCTTCCGGTAACTGAAACGGGTGCTGAGTACGCGATAGCCACGTTTTATACGGATTCGGTAGCGTCATTTGGTCAGCGGCTGTCGGTATCGCTGGGGTATTATCAGGCACAACTGAGTGCATGGCAGCAGATACTGACCGGTACCGGCAGTGTTCTTATTGAAACCCCTAACGGTGAAACCGTTGAGGTACCGTCAATGTCATCGCTGAGTGATTCCGGTTTTGCGCTGCTGAGCAGTGCGACAGGCAGCGACAGTGAAAAGACGGCTGCAACATCAAAAGCGGTGAAAATAGTGGCAGAGGCGGCAGCTGCGAAAATTCCGGAAGCACCGGAGGATGGTAAGCAGTACGTCCGTGAGAACGGACGCTGGCGCATTATCAGTCTTGATAACCCGCAGGTCTCAGGATATTTGTCAGATACGGCTTACACGGATTTCAATGATTTGCCATCGTCAGTCTATCTGTTCCGGTTGTCTGAATTGACCACGCCGGAGGGCGAAAAACGGTGGGAGCATACCCCGGGGTTTTTCTTCGGCATTACCGGGTTGACCGAGGTCAGAACGGAAACGATCGTTTTCAGCACCGACAGTGCTGAGCAGCGGATGACCAACTATTTTCCGTGGGAAACCCGGCTGGAGCTGGTGCGTTATAAAACGCAGGGTGCCTGGACGGACTGGAGTGCGGTAGCTATCGGGCCGGGCCCGGTGCCGTACAACAAACGGACAGACATGGCTCTGAGTGCCCACAGGGTGAACAACCTGCTGCTTGCTGCGTCAGACATTCATCATGATGAGAATCACAGTGTCACGGTAACTGCCCGCGCAGACCGGTTTGCGGCCTGGTTTTCAGAGATAAGCCCGGTATATGAGCATTATGAACAGTTTACCGGAGTGTTCCGTTCAGGGAGTACATTCCTGACACAGGTGTTTACCTTCCTGATTACCCAGTCCCTGACCGAGGCCGTGATGACCGGCGGGATATTATCGGTTTCCTGTCCGGCCGCCGGTGGCGGTACCAATACGGTCAGTCTTGTCCCGCAGGAGACAGAGGGGCGTATTGAATGGAGGGTTACGGTCGACTGCACAGATTCACTTGTTTATTTATATTCATCCGGCCTGAACAGTTTATATTCTGACTGGCAGGCATAACAGGAGGCAACATGAAAATTTACATACCGAAAGACAGACTGAATTTTATGGTAAGACCACCTTTGCCGCAGTTCTTTAATATGGGCAATTACTATGTGGTGGATATTCCGGATGATTTTGAGCTGACAGGAAAACGCTATGATCCGGAGACCGGTGGTTTTGTTGCGGATGATACAACGGCCCGGCGTGACTTTGAGGATAGCAAAGTAGCGGCAGTACGGATCATTAATGAACGTATCAGTAATATAAAGGAGCTGTTGTCGGTTGCCGGTGACGATCTGGAGGAATACACAGTAAAATACCGGCTGCTAATCCTTTACAAGGAATCACTGCTGACCAGTACCTATGTGACTGGTCTGCCTGTTGTTCCGTAATACCCCAAAAAGCCGCGCTGGTGGATACCCGGCGCGGCAACTTCTGCAGGGTAAGTTTTTGCTATTTTTTCTGAGCCTCCCAGACACACTGAACGCCGCAGACACGTTCGACAAACAGACACAGCGCCTTAGCACCTTCTTCAATCGAGTTATATGGCTCGGACCAATAGATTTCATTTTTACCTTTAAAGAGATCACGATGTATCGGATTTACTTCAACGGAGGTGAATCTTTTTAAAGTCCCGGGGCTGGTTCGTATACGAAAACCACCTTCTTTATTGTCTCTCTGGAGCATATGCACACCAGTCGTGTTGTTACCTTTGACATGCGCAAGATTAAGCATACAGCCTCCTGATTATTTACTTTTATCTCAATGTGTTAAGATTGAAAATTATCACGGTATAAAGGTATTAACCTGCGTAGAAATATCTGTACCAACCAATATTATAGCGATATCGACGATTTACCGGTATTTTCCGGCTGGAATTAAAGGCTAATACATATGACGCATGAAATTAGTAAAATTCAGATTGATGAGACAGCCAAACCTCTCTATTATTGACTGTTTATATATACAGTTCAATCGGGTTTGAGTATGAAACTTGTCAAGAGCAACGATAATGCAATTCTGACATTGCCTCTGTTCCCGGAGCATGTCACTGCCGGGTCCCCGTCACAGCGGCAGACTATATTGAGGACCGCATAAACCTGAACTGCGAACTGATCCGGTACCCGGAAAGTACCTGTCTGTTGCGGTAGCGGAAAATACATTTCCGATGCTTTTGCCAAATGGTGAAACCGTAATGGCAGAGGAGCGATTTTATCTGGTCAATGTCAGTGATGAAGAGCTGAATTTTTCTGACTGGACTACGCAGGAAAAAGAGGTAATCAATGACCACAAGTGGTGGGCGTTAAGTGAGTTTTCGGAAACAGAGCAACAGATTTTTCCCGTTGAAATCATTATACGGATTTTAAGTCAGGTTGAGAAATGTAATAAGCAGAGTTTTATTCATTCCCTGCGTGAGACTGAGTAA